GTTGGTACGGGTTGCCAAGGTATCTAATGTTACCCTTGGTACTCCTCATATGGAAATGACCTGTACATGTTAGATCAAACCTATCAAATTTAGAGGGATCGTCTCCGTGTTCCATGGTGTGACCTGGAACAGCCTCAAAACCATTAAGCTCAAGATGCCCAAGACAGATGCTCGCATTACTAGAAGAAATAAGATCGTAGGATCTTTCTCTGTTCTCGTCACATATCCAAGGTATAAGAAGAAAATCGCACCCGTCAATAGATAGTTCAGTTGGCTCAGCGATAACTGTAATGTTCTCGTATTCAGCAAGTAATAGTTCTGGTGAGTTAACTCTAAGAGTGTTTTTGTAGTAAATGTCATGGTTACCTACCATCATATACTGCTTCACCCCTCTCTTTAGAAGAGGATCGAACCACATTTCTTTAGCAGCATCTAATGAGAAAAAATTAACATACTTCCTTCTATCGAAAGTGTCTCCTAAATTGAGGATCGTTTTGATCTTATGCTTATCAATGAAAGGAAGTACTGTTTCGGTATAAAAGGTTCTGTATTTGTCTATGTAATATTGGTTATCATTTCTGACACCAAAGTGTTGATCAGTTATCAGTAGGATCTTGGATGTCATACTCTATAGTCACCTTCTTACTTATCCTACCACGAGAATCCGAATATGTCGAGTGCTCTATATTGATGTCGTCTTTCATCGTTGAGATCTCTGCTAGTAACTGACGTAAACGTTCTTCTGTTCTACTACCCATAGCGTTGATTGGTCTCCACTCTTGATTTAATGTAGTTCATGTCTGCAGAGTTCTCGTTTCCATCTGTATGGAATACTTCCTCGTAACCCTTGCGTTCTAGAATTTTTTCCCTAATAGATTGTTGTCTCTTCTCCTTTGCAATTCTCCTTAGATATGCATAGTAAACTATCTGTGTGAAATAAGCAAAAGGATTTTTAGATTTCTCTGGGTCAAAATTGTGTATGTATTGGATGCAATTCTCAATGCCATCCCCAATCATGTCTTCTCTATACATATAGTTTATAAAATTTGGTCTATATGATAGATGTGTAGCGATCTTAAGGAAGCATTCACCAATATAATTAGAGACACGAGGTTTAGGATCACCTGCTTCTTCAGCTTCAGCAATCTGTTGTCTATAGATAATCAATTCAGCTAAGAACTTCTTATTATCTACATAATGTTCTTTCTTTTTAGTGGACTTCCGTGCCATAGTAGTCATTTATATTAACTCACGGTTAGCATAATTATAGTTCATGGTGACACAATTGTAAAGGGGGCTTGACAAGCACCTTTACATTGGTTAGACTCAACACTGTTAAGGGTTGGAAGGATCCTTAGGCTCTTTTTTATACATATGCTCTAGAAACGAGCGTGCGTCCTCAACTTTGGCGATTAGACCCATATTAGGACTCAAGGGTACCTCTCCTCTCTCAGGTTCGTGTTCGTGTAATATTTCTTTCTTTACCCAACGTTTATACATTCTTATTGCGTCCTTACTCATAGGAGCAATGCTGATAACTGATTTTTCTTCGATGACGAAAAACTCTTCGTCGGAAAAATTCACCCACTTAATAAAACCAACAGCGATTTTTTGATCACTTGGTTGATTTCCTTCCATTTCTACGATCTTAGTCTTAGCAGGGTGCTGTATGAACAGAAGATCTTCCTTAGAGTCTGGATCTTTTGTTAACAAAACCTCACCAAGGATCTCCTCCCCAGTAATAAGTTTGACTGTACCGTGAAATTGTTCGTCGTGTCGGATGTAGTTAATCATTTTTTAATTTAACTTCTTTGATCTCGTAATCAAAATTCTCTTCCTCATATATTTTTCGTCTTGCGACTAAATGACGAAGAGTATAGTTAAGTTTAGAACCTCTCGCACAGTCATCCGCTATATCGAATAATGTAGCCTGTGCTTTGTTCTCACCTTTCCTAAGAACCCTACCAATAGACTGAAGATTTCTGACCCTCGACTTTGATGGACTCGCAAATATAACATTGTGCAGGTTTTTAATATTGATACCAGTAGAGAAGGTTCCATAAGACGCTAGTATTATAGCATCCTTTTCCTTCTCACATATAGAACGTGCTTCTTCACGTTCCATAGCATCTATACCACCATGTATAAAGAAAATCTTACGACCTTTCTTTACCTTACTATTTAGCAATTCCCATAAAGGTTCTCCGTGCTTTTCGACGTAGTTAAATAAAATCAATGTGTTTCCCCGTAAGTCGCACGCAAGATTGATGATAAGATTATTGCGTTTTGGGTGTGTAATTAGGTAATCTATCTCCTGAAAATAGTCATCAAACGGTACAAATCCATGTTTACATAAGAGGACACACACCTTCAGTGGTGTTAGGTGTCCTTTTTTCATTAGATCTATGGTCTTAGTTACTTGATCTACCTTACCAAACAAACCTTCCAACACTAACTGATGAGTTTCCATACCATCTAAGGTACCTGTCAACCCCACTCGGTACTTAGCGTCATGACATTTGTTGAGAATCCCTGTCAGACTTTTCGCCTTGTAAAGATGTGCTTCATCCCCGATAACGACATCAAAACGTTTAAAAAATTTGCGGGGTTCTTTATAAATGCTCTGCCAAGTACTGATAACCACAGAAGAGTCCACATATTTTTCTGCACCTGCTTGTATTTTGTGTAAGTCATTCGTTCTCCATCCATATGATCTAAAGTCTTTTGCCAACTGTTCTACTAATGACACGGTTGGTACTATAATAAGTATATTTCTATCAAATCCTAAGTGCCAACGCACTATGGCATAGATGATCAGGGATTTTCCTGATCCTGTTGGGGATAATAAAAGTTTGCGATGGTGCCTAAGTGCCTGATAAATTGCTCGTAACTGGTAGTCTCGTGCTTTAAAAGGTAATCCCAGTGATCTAACATAGCCCGAAACACTCTCAGGGCTGATGATAGATTCCCAATCGTCTGGTCGTCCATAGGTACTGTCCTCAATGCTAAAATCATAACCTTTTTCTTCTAAGAAATCGGCAACATAATCAAAAAGACCCGCATATATCTCACCAGTAGCAGGTGAATACAAGCGGATCTTACCATCCCATTTCCATTTTTGGTACTGTGGCATATACTTAGCACCTGGAACATCAAATATAAAATGTTCACTCAGTTCCTTGTGTATATGCGGTTCGGCAGTTACCTTAAGGTAAACCTCGTTTTTCTTGGTGATAACTGTCATCAATAATTCTCATATTTCCTCAGTTCGATAACGTTTTTAATCTGAAATCCTCTATTGGAGCACTGTTTAAGAACGTTCTCCAAATAATTTATACAAGTTTCGAGGTAGTCCATTTTTTGTTTGGTACGGATGAACTCATCATCTGCCCAAATGTATGTGTTGAGGTCACCTTTGAGTACCTTATGGTTAAAGGGATTATCTTGGTACACCTTTGATGGTGCCTTACCAGAATAGTACTCAAACTTCTGTTTATACATGCGGTTCTTCTTCATTTCAGCATCAGACAGCATCAGTCTAAACTGAGACCACAAGTTTAGGTACTTTTCATGTATGACAGTTACCTTAAAATTTTCCGTGTCAAGATCGTTCTGGTCGATTTTACAATCTTCCTTCCACATCTCACGGATGTCATCAAGATTCATGCTAATTCAGTTCTTCTTCTTCCTGTTGTATCTTGGATGTCGTATAGATCATAGCGAAAGCTCACTTGAGCTACAGCATACTCCGTACCATCTATTGTAGCATTAAACTCTAGTGCTGACAAGGAGACGGGGAACATGTTCTCAAAGGTGACAAAGAAATTTGTCTGAAAATTACTATTTAATACTGCTAGTGATCCATCAGAACGTACATTGGTTAGTATTTTACCAGTGTCTATCTTCTCTTCTGACTTATCCTCTAGGTAAGTTCTTTCTGCTAGGGTTCTACCAGTTGATAAACCTCTCATCCAGTTATGTAGAATGAGATAGTTCTCTAAGTCCTCATCAATAAGGAACTGTAGATTAAGAGGTTCATAATTAAGACCATGAGAATCCCAAGGTATAGTACGACCCATAACTGTGGGTTGTTCTACCTGATTAATACTGATACCAGGAATGTTCGCACTCTGTGCAAAGTATGTCACCTTGGGAAAGTCTGATAAAACAAACTTAAATCCTATAGGTGACAGGAAATTCCTGTTCTCTATCTGTCCTTGGAAGGATCCAACATCCATTACTCTTCGTCTTTTTGATTATTTAGGTACTCAATGACCTCATCATGATCCTTTGCTGCTCTATAAAAGGCAGCATACTGTGCTTCTATACTGAAATTATCCAATCCTTCTACCTCTGAGGGTTCCTGTTTGATAACTACCTTAGATTTTTCTTGCTCATCCCAATGTTCATGTAGTTTATCTACTTGTACATCAACATCTCTCATAGTATGCTCTATCTTAAGGTCAAACCACACTCGTTTTAACCATGCTATGAATCCTAAAGAGAAAAATTTTATAAATTGGTTGGGTTGTTTGTTTGCCCATCTCTCCATCTTGGCATACCAAGGGTCTACACCTGGTCCAAATGTCTTTTCGAATTCGTATTTCATTTTTTAATTAACCAATCTATGCCCACTCTAGGATCGGAGTCTGGAACCTCGTGTGGATCCATCTGTCCTTTTGGTAGGTAAGCCAGTTCACGCATGGCACGAACTGAGGGATCAGTTGTA